CTGACGGTGAATCAAACCCCATGAGTTATGTTCACCAGTTTGAAGATGACCATCCTTATCGTGCTGGTGAATATCGTTACCAGTATCTGTGTCACACTCGTGGTAAACTGTTCTTCCTTCGCGATCCTAAGACTGGATACACTCGTAAAATCTCACATCATCCCCATGTAACTACAAAGGAGATCGTATCCTTCTATCGCGAAATCACTGACTACAACTGGATTGGCATTCGTCTTTGCAGCAAAGGTGAGGTCACTAAACTTGTTCGTGAGTTTGCTTTTGATGAACTGACTGCGGTCGATAAGCAGTGGAAGAAAGAACGCTTTGCCTCTATCAAAGATCGTGCAGGATTCACTGAAGCGTTCTATATGCCAGATAAAGGTATCGGTGCTGGCACTCAAGATATTGAGGTCAAACAAAAGAAAGAAGTTGCAACTAAAGCAGAACTAACTCGTGCATTCAAAAAGCATATGGGTTCTAAGATGACAAACAAAACTATTTTGAATGCATTCATTGATCAAATCGCTTGACAAGCAGGTTTTATCCCTATATAATAATTAAGAATCCAATCCACACATCTTTTATACTTGAATCATGCCTAATCAAACGCCTAATCAGAAAAGTAACCTGAAAGGTACTCAATACGAGTACACTCATAACGATGAACTGATGCAGAGGTTCTTTGATTATGAAATGGAGTACAACTATGATAACGATGCTAGTTGCTTCGACCTTCGTTTGAAAGAGGTGAAGTCGGGAGAGAGGAGTCACATTTACCAGAATACTTCTAAGGCTATGTCGGTACTCATCCCAGAATCTAGCACCTGGGATGATAGCAAGTTGAAGCACATCAAGAAGGAAATCTCTCGTCAACTGAAACGTGGACAGAAAGATTATAGGAAGAACTGGATCAAGTTGAATGGCAAGAAAGACTATTCTGGTTTGAATGCAGTCTTTGTTAATGCTGCAGAGGCGAAACCTGCTGTGTCTGTTGATGATACTGCTAGCAAGATTGCTAGTCTGATTGCTGCTGGTGCGAAGAACATTCGTACTCCTGATGGTTGGGAGGTATCTGTTTGAAGTGTAGAGTACAACTGTATAAGGCAGGGCACCTCTTTGAAGAGGTTGTGTATGCCAAGGACTACAAAGATGCGAAAGAGGTTGCACTAGCACGAAACCCAGGAGCAACAATCACTTGGGTGACAGCTGTGTTCGATTGAGCATCTGTCCACCTCACCCTCCCATTCGGGGGGGTTTTCTGCTATAATTACAAGGTAATCAAGAGAGGAGCAATGCCCCGCAAGTCTGACATCACCACTGCAAATCTGGTTGACCATCTGACTGAGTTGCACGGTCCTGAGGTAGATGTTGTTCAGGTTCGTAATGCAGCAGATCACTTTGGTGTATCTTATGCTACTGCTTCTAAGCGCCTTGACTCTTATAAATCTGGTAGGGGTAAATGGAACCTGACTGCTCAGGAAATCCAGCAAGCATACGAAGCACCCTCTGCTGTCTCTTCTGTAAACTACATTCCCGAGAAAGATGATTCCTACGTCCAGTTTGGTAATTTTTCATCTGTACGCAAGGTTGTACAGTCTCGTCAGTTCTATCCGATCTTTATCACAGGTCTTTCTGGCAACGGTAAAACGATGTCCGTTGAGCAGGCGTGTGCTGCAGCAAAGCGTGAGTTGATTCGTGTCAACATCACGATCGAGACGGACGAAGATGATCTTATTGGTGGGTTCCGCCTTGTTGACGGTGATACTGTCTGGCACAACGGTCCTGTCGTTGAGGCTCTTGAACGGGGAGCTGTGCTGCTTCTAGATGAGATTGACCTTGCTTCTAACAAGATTCTCTGTCTGCAGTCTGTCCTTGAAGGTAAGGGTGTATTCCTGAAGAAGATTGGTAAATATATTCGTCCTGCTGAAGGTTTCAATGTTATTGCAACTGCAAATACTAAGGGTAAAGGCAGCGATGACGGTCGCTTTGTTGGAACCAATATTCTCAATGAAGCATTCCTTGAGCGTTTCCCCGTTACCTTCGAGCAAGATTATCCCGCTGCCACTGTCGAGACGAAGATTCTGATGAACGTCGGCGCTGATGCTGACTTCGCTGAGAACCTGGTGAAGTGGGCAGGCGTTATCCGTAAGACTTTTTTTGACGGTGGGGTTGATGAGGTCATCACCACTCGTCGTCTGGTTCACATTGTTCAGGCATACAGTATCTTTGGTGACCGTCTGGACGCTATCACTAAGTGTGTCAATCGTTTTGATGATGACACCAAACAATCCTTCCTGGACCTTTACACTAAGGTTGACGCAGGTGAGGATTCAGAGTACAATGATGAAAATCCTAACCTTCTGAATGATTGATGAAGTACAATGAAGAGGCGCTCCTGACGGAGCTCCGTGACTATATTATCGGCACATACAGTCAGCACTATGCAACTGACAAGATTCAAACACTGGATCTGATTGATGCCTGTGGAGATGCTGAAGCATTCTGTAGGAGTAATATCCTGAAGTATGCTTCTCGTTACGATAAGAAGGGCACTGCCCGTCGTGACATTATTAAGATCCTACATTATGGATTGTTGCTGCTACATTTCAGTGACCAATCTGCAAACCGTGAAGAGTACCCTCAATGACAGTTATTTCCAAGTCCACCGTTGAAGTCCTTAAGAACTTTTGTTCGATCAACAAATCGATTGTTATCAAACCTGGTAATCAAGTATCTACTCTTAGCATCAACAAGAATATTCTTGCTATCGCTAACGTTGAAGAATCCTTTGATTCGCAGATTTCTATTTACGATCTGGGTGTATTCTTGGGCGGTCTGTCTCTCTTTGATTCGCCAAAGATCGATACTACCCAGTCCAATTACGTCACTGTAAGTGATGAGCGTGGTCGCTCTAAGACTCGGTTCTTCTATGCTGATCCCGACATTATCACTCAACCGCCAGAGAAGGAAATCAAACTCCCTTCTATTGATTGTGACTTTGCCTTGAATGCTGATGTCTTGGCACAACTGCAACGTGCAGCAGCAGTGTATCAACTGCCTGACCTGTGCTTGTTTGGTCACGAGGGTGCTGTGCAAATCATGGTGACTGATAAGAAGAACGATACTTCTAACAGTTACTCTGTTGAACTTCCTGATGCTGTAATTGGTGATGAGGAGTTCTGCTTCTGCTTCAAGGTTGAGAATCTGAAGTTGCTGCCAGGCAGTTATCACGTTATGATCAGCAAGCAAAACGTTGCCGAGTTCCGTGGCGACGGTATCAAATACTTCATTGCACTCGAACCTAACAACTGATGAATGATTTTTTATGGGTAGAGAAGTATCGTCCTCAGGAAGTTGAGGATTGCATACTTCCTGCCAGTGTGAAACAAACCTTCCAGAGTTTCATTGAGCAGGGTGAGATTCCTAATCTTCTCCTGTCTGGAACTGCTGGTGTTGGCAAGACGACTATTGCCAAGGCACTCTGCAATGAACTTGGAGCAGATTACTATGTTATCAATGGGTCCGACGAGGGACGCTTCCTGGACACTGTACGCAATCAGGCAAAATCCTTTGCTTCTACTGTGTCTCTCACTTCTTCTAGTCGTCACAAAGTTCTTATCATTGATGAGGCGGACAACACGACCCCAGATGTCCAACTACTGCTTCGTGCAAGTATCGAAGAGTTCCAGAAAAACTGTAGGTTCATCTTCACTTGTAATTTCAAAAACAAGATTATTGAACCGCTACATAGCAGAACAACAGTCGTAGAGTTTAACGTCCGTGGGCAAACTAAACAAGAGTTGGCAGGCGCTTTCTTCAATCGTTGCCGAGATATCCTCCAACGGGAGGAGGTCACCTTCCAACCTAGAGTTGTTGCTGAAGTCGTTCAGAAATACTTCCCCGACTTCCGACGAACCCTCAATGAGTTGCAGCGATACGCAAGCACAGGGTCTATTGACACTGGCATTCTGGCGACGTTAGGTGATGCTAATGTAGACACTCTTGTAGAAGCACTCAGGAACAAAAAGTTCAACGATGTGAAGAAGTGGGTGACACAGAATCTTGATTCTGATCCTGCATCTATCATGCGTAAACTTTATGATAATCTGTCTAGTGTGATGGATGGTCCTAGTGTTGCTGCTGCCGTTCTGATTATTGCTGAGTATCAATATAAGTCTGCATTTGTTGTGGACCAGGAAATCAATCTACTCGCTTGCTTGACCCAATTAATGCTGGAGTGTAATTTCAAATGAAAGACGTAAAACTGATTCGACTCATCACT